GAAAAAAACATCGAGACACCCCGGCCGCACTATTCTGTGTGTTGGTGGGGGGCGGTTTAATCGCGTATGATGATTGGTTTGAACAAGATTTAGAGACTGGAGTCGGAACTTATGAGTTTACTGTCGATAAGGATGGCAATCCAGAACTCGAAAAAATCATTAATGGCTGTTATGTATTCGTCATTGATGGAAATCAGACACGAGGCTTCGAGATTGTATCAATCGAGCAAGATAACGACAGCAAAACATTTTACTGCGAAGACGGTGGACTTGATTTGCTTGGAGAATCAGTGTGGCCGCTAGACGGCACTTCTAGGACTCTCAAAGAGTACTTTGCTGCTGCTTCTCTTGATTCTGGCTGGGAAATAGGAGTGAATGATGTTCCAGACAGCAGCAAGCGCAGCATTAAGGTTGAGAGTTTTGAGACTGCCGTTAAACGCATGAGAAGGATTGCTAAAGCATTTGATGTAGAGCTGAGCTTCAGCTATGAATTCGTTCATGGCAAAGTACATCGTAAACTAGTGAACTTCCATAAAAGAATTGGAGAGGATAAGAAGATTCGTCTAGAATATGGAATCAACGTGAGCAAGATTACTAAAAAAGAAAGTATTGAACATCTTGCTACTGCGTTACGAGCGCACGGTTCTGACGGATTAACGCTTCAAGGTTATAAATACAACGATGGGCGGTATTGGGTTGGTGGAGACACTCTTCATGACATTCTAGAAGGAAAACGCTGGAGCCGTCATGATAATGTCGAGCGTGATGGTGGTTACATCGTAGATACTTACCAGAGTGAAGCCAAGACTCAAGAAGAACTCTTTAAAGAGACAATGCTACAACTCAAGAAAAGAGCTTATCCAGAGGCTACTTATGAAGTAGATATCACTCTACTTCCTGAAGGGACATCCATTGGTGATAGTGCCTCGATTGTGGATAATGACTATCAACCAGCTATCCAGATCGAAGCTCGTATCTCTAAATTGAAAAAGCAGCTATCACAGCCTAATGTTGGGAAAGTAACCATTACTAATGTGGTTGAAAATCCAGACACAATCTCTGAGAGAGTACAACGTTTGAGTACGTTGATTAAAGAACGATTATTTGACTTCACTGAAGTGCCTTTTGTAATGAACATTCAATCAACTGATGGTGTAGTATTCCAGAATAGTAATATATCAACTAAATTAATTGCTAATGTAAGTAAGATGGACATTCCTATGAATAACCGTTTTTCTTTTCGATGGAAACGCGTGAGCAAATATGGCACAGACGATGATACATGGAATCAACAACACATAAGTGGCAGCAATGAATTAACAGTTACTGTGAACGATGTTGATAGAGAAGCCTCATTTATATGTGAAGCAATTGAAGGTAATCAAGTTGTTGCGAGCAGTTCGATTGTTATCAAAGACTTCATCGTTAACAAGTCAATAGGCCCAACTCCTCCATCTAATCCTAGTCCTGGAGATTTATGGACTGATACGAGCAATTCAAGTAAAGATGTTCCAAAGATTTTCACCAATGGAGAATGGAAGCCCGTTCTGAATAAGGACGACAAAGAACTGGAGCGGCTTCAAAAAGAATTTGAAGATCGTAATAGGGAACACGCTAACCAATACGCTAAGGTCATGGAGATTATCAATAAATCTCAAGTAACAGAAGACACATTCAGAGATTTAACTGGACGGTTCAGCAATCTTGAAGAGTCTTACAAGCGAATTCAAGAGACTGCAGAAGAGATTCGAGGATTAGGGCAGAGAACAAAAGCAGTAGAGCTTAATATTGAGCAATCAAGAGTTCTTCTCAATGCTCTCTCAACATATTTTAATGTTGATGAAGACGGCTTGCTTATCGGAAAGAATGGAGAAAAACTTCAAACACGTTATACGAATGAACGGATGGAATTCATCGACAGCGGACGAGTAGTGGCTTATGTGTCTGGTCAACAAATGAATATCGTTAGTGCTACATTCTGGAATAGTGTCACGATTGCTAATCATATATTTGAGCGATATAACAATGAGTTCACTGTAATTTCGTATGTAGGAGGTGCTGTAAATGGCTAGAATTGAGAAATTTACTAGTAGCGGATATGCAAAGCTTGCTATGGAAGTTACTGAGACTGGTTACAGCATCGAGAACAACGACTCACCAGTTAAGTATAATCTATGGCTCGAACGTGGCAGCACTTGGGTTTTTGATTTAAACAATGAGAGCTGGGCAGAAGCTACTATTAATGGCCAGACAGTAATTGGAAAGTATGTAAGCTTTGATTTAAGGAATACAGATAGAGTACTGCTTGGAAGTGGGACTCTGACAATTCCTCACAACGAAGACGGAAGCAAGACTATCACCTTTTGGGCAAGAATTCTGGATGTTGCTGATCAAGGAGATATTAACTGGTTTAGTGGAACGCTTGGACTAACGAACATCCCACGCGCCAGTACTATAGGCTCAGTAACTGCTACAGAATTAGGACAGCCAGTAACTATCAAAATCAATAAAAAAGTTGATGAGTTTAGGCATCAAGTTTGGTGGCAAGTTAACGATAGCGGTTGGATTGATTTAGGAACTGGACACGATACAAGTGTGCAACTCACAGTTCCAATAGATTATGCAGCACGTATCACTAACAGCGATACTGGACTGCTAGATGTGTGTGTACGTACATTCAGAGGCAATGACCAGATTGGAAACGATGTATATCAGAGAGGAATTGGAATTAAAGTTCCTGCTTTTATCGTTCCAACAATTGAGGATGTAACAATTACTGAAAGAACGGCAAAATTAGCAGAATTCATTCCTGCTGCTAATTTTGTGAAAGATAAATCTGTTATTAGAGTTGAAACAAGTAATGCGGCAGGCTCTCATGGCTCAAATATCGTATCCACTGAATTAACAGTAGATAATTTAGTTGTGAGAGCAGCAGTAGGAGACTTTCCAGCTAATAAGGCAGGAAATTTAGAAGTTACTGCAAAGGTTACTGACTCACGCGGAAGAACCGCAACCAAGTCAAAGATTATAAAAGTATGGGATTACTACGCACCTAAAATTATAGGCTTCTTAGCTAACAGAACTGGTAACGGAACTAATAAGACTATCATTGCAACAGTTGCTGCTAATGTAAGTCCATTAGTAATTGATGGAATTAATAGGAATCCATATACTCTTAAAATCCAGTACTCAGCTAAAAAGTCTAATAGATGGATTGATGCCGTTAATCTCACTAATGAGAGTGTCGAGCGTATTAATCGCCAATTTGATTGTGGCGCGTTCTATGAGATTTCTAAGGCATATAACGTTAGATTGGTAATACAGGATAAATTGAGTGATTTAGTAGATTCTGTGCTTCTAGTGCGATCATCCAGAGTATTATGGGCATGGGGAGACAATCGTGCTGCGGTGGGAGGTTTCCCAGAACTGGATGGACACTTTGAGTCATTCCTTCCAGTCGCATTCCATAGCAGCTTAAATGTTGAAGATGGATTGATGTCTAGAGGGAAGCCAATCCAGGAATTCGCAATGACTTCTAGGGATGGCAAATCATTAAAATATAATGGCGATCTCAACAATTTAAAAACTGCAGGAGGTTATCATGCTTACGGAGTGCAGCACAATCCAGTCGGAACAAATAATTATGGCTATGTGAATGTTACTACGCACAGTACAGATAATAATTTCTGTGTCCAAATATATATCCCTTTCAACCAAGATTCCATTTATATGAGAAGATGTGAATCTGGAAGCTGGAAGAATTGGGTTATAGTATCTACAAATGAAGCAGAGACATCTTGGAAGATGGCTAATTTAACAGAAGGTTGGAAACATTATTCTAACTTCGGTAACGTTCAGTACTCTAAGACTAGTGATGGGATGGTATTTATTCGCGGAACCTGTAAAGACGGGAACACAAAGCCTGAATCAGTTATATTCAATCTGCCAGAAGGCTATCGACCTAGAGCTGGAATATTTAAGACAGGATTAAATAATAGTTACGGACTCGCTATTATCGCGGTTTATCCTTCAGGAAACGTAGTCGTAAAAGGCAATGTAGATTCACAGTGGTTAAATCTAGATAATGTAACATTTAAAATTTAAGGAGGCACATACCTATGGAATTAGAGACAATTAAAACAAAAATCACAGCATTAGAATCAAAAGTAAAAATTAAACAAGACGAAATCAATAAACTCGGAGAGGAAAAAGCTCAATTAGAGCAAAAAGTTCAGAGTTTAAATGATGAAATTCAACGTTTAGAGCAAGAAAATTCTAACAAGCGTGAAGAAATCAAAAAATATAAAACTGTCGTAGAGGTTATGGAGTTGTAGTAGATGATAAATTTAGATGTAGAATTTAATGTATTAACAATGCATTTACAAGGATTAATGCGCAGTCCATATATTCAAATTCTGTTTTGGTTAATTTGCTTCGATGTCATTTCTGGGTACATCAAGGCTTTTAAATTGAAAAGATTTGATAGCAAAACCAGTACAAACGGCCTTCTAAGGCACGCGTTGGTTTGTGCTGTAGTCATTGTGACTGCTATGTATGCGAGAGCATTAGGACACCGAGAAATAGGCATCACAACATGCCTATTTTTTATTTTCAGTTATGCAGTATCGCTCGCTGAAAATTGGGAAGCGTTAGGGTTACCTTTCCCAGAAGCAATCAAACCGTATCTAAGAACGATGCGAAAACAACAAGAAAATAAATTTAAAAAAATTATAAATAAGGAAGAGGTTGAATAATTATGATGATTAATTGGAAAGTACGAGTTTTAAATAAGACATTTTGGCTAACACTAGTTCCAGCACTAGCGTTATTACTTCAAACATTTTTAGCAGTGTTTGGAATTAAATTAGAATTAGGTGAAACAATCGATAAATTGTTAGTGTTTATCAATGCGCTATTCGCTGTGTTAATGATTGTCGGAATCGTTAATGATCCTACTACAAGTGGTATCAGTGACAGCACACGAGCAATGACATACGATTTACCAAATAATCAATAATAGAACAAATGACTAGGCAGGAACGCATACGGTGCTCCTGCCTTTTAATTTAGGAGGAATTGTAATGGAAATTGATAAAAGCAGATTAAGAACAGACGTTCCGAAAGTCGGATGGCCTAAATTCCATCAAGTACACGCACATTCTACAGGTAATCCGAATTCAACTGCGCAAAACGAAGCGGATTATCATATGAGCAAAGATGTTGGAATAGGTTTTTTCACGCACGTTGTAGGAAACGGCAGAGTTATGCAGGTTGGCCCTGTAAACAACGGCGCTTGGGATGTCGGCGGTGGTTGGAACTTCGAAACTTATGCAGCAGTCGAATTAATCGAAAGCCACAAATCTAAAGAAGAATTCTTAGAAGACTATAGATTATATATTGAATTATTACGCAACCTTGCTGATGAAGGGGATATTCAAAAGACGCTAGATTCAAGCGATATAGAAGGAATCAAAACGCATGAATATTGTACGTATCATCAGCCTGCAAATGAAAGTGATCATGTAGATCCATATCCATATTTAGCTAAATGGGGCATCAGTCGAGAACAATTCAAGTACGATGTTGAGAATGGTTTGGAGAAGAAAGAATACAAAGAAGGTTGGAAGCAAAATTCTACAGGATGGTGGTATCAATATAAAGACGGAAGCTATCCACAAAATGATTGGAAGAAGATTAACAATGAATGGTTCTATTTCAATGAACAAGGTTACTGCTTAATCAATCAATGGTTAGAAAAATACGGCAAATGGTACTGGTTAGATGATAGAGGAGCAATGGTTACTGGATGGAAGAATATCTGGGGTCGTAAGTTCTATTTCAATGAAGCGGGCGTAATGCAAACGGGTTGGATTAAGAGCAACGATAAATGGTATTACTTTGATACAAAAGACGGTATCATGCAATCCAGAAAATTCATTGAAGGAAAAGATGGATGGTATTATCTAAATGATGATGGCACAATGGCAGAAAAGCCAGAATTTAAGGTAGAGCCAGACGGATTAATTACAACTAAATAGCACGATAAAAGCCTACCATCACGGTAGGCTTTTTTTATTTGTTCCGTATTTGTTCCGTGAAATTGGAAATGTAGTGAAATGTTAGCAATTAAAAACGTTGATTTTATAGCATTCTGAAACGTTATGAAACCCTATGAAACGTGCTTTGTAGTCTGTAGGGGGCATTTAAAATAAAAGAAAATGTAAGCGGAACCAAAAATAAAAGGGGTGGAAATTATGAAAAAAAAAGTACTGAAATCCTTAAGCAAAGCGTTTAAAATTAGAAAACCTGTTCAATATGCCGAACAGGTTGTGCAGAATCAAATAGAAGTTGAGTTTGACCGTGGAGTAGCTTACGAATTTTACAGCTTAAATGGCAATTCTCGTGAAGGTACTAATAATATTGTTAGTTATGGAATAGCTGAAACGATATTATACTTTAAGAACGACTCTGACATAGACAAAAAAATGGAAAATTCTGATTTAAATATCTCTATTCAAAATTATAAGGAAATAGAATTTGATAAAATTATATTAGATTGCTATTACGATAATGATTCGCAAGTTTTTACAATTTTTGCAGTAAATAATGGAAATGATCAAAAAGAGGAAAAAGTTTATAGAATTGAATATATTATAGAAGATGATACAAACCAAATTAGTATAAATCAAAAAGACTTTAGTTTTAAATTAGAGAGAGGGCTAATTGAACAAGTTTATGATGATGATTTATCTAAAGATGTTACAAATTTTATGATTAATAATAGTTATAATAATTTATCGATTAATATATATGACTCATCAAATCGTCTTTTAGAATCTTATCCTTTAATGTTAGATGGCGATAAGTTACTATACCTACCTATACAAGTAGATGCTACTTTGCCCCCAAAAGATTTTGATTATGAACTCGACTTTTTTATTAATAAGAACGAGAATTGTAATCTTGAAGGGAAATTTAAAATTCCAAAAAATGATTACATTGGTATTTTGTTGCATCTTTTTTCAGAAACGTCTTGTGCATTTAAACTAGTAGCATATTTTAAAGAAAAAGAGGTTTATAATTGTGATTTTGTTTTAAAAGTTCCTACTTACTATGAGAATTATGAATCTAAAGAAATTACAATGCATAGTCCAAGATCACAATTTATGAAGGAATATAATTTTAGAAAATTTAATGTTTTGAACAAACAAACACGAATTGGAGATAAATTACAATATAAATATAAATAGTTTAAAATATCATATCAACTAGCAATTCTTTAAGTAAATCTCTTTTTTGGTTAATCCAGATAAGAGATTTATTTTTTTAATTAATTAGCCTCTATTTCATTGATTTGTTAGAATTCATTTTGATTTTTACAAAATTTTACGTTTTCTCAGTAATAAACTCTCCAAATATTTATTTTGCTTATCAAAACACGTAGATGCTGTTTCATATTTACAACAAAAATGAGATGTTATTTGAAAATTTCAGTGTAATTAAAATGAGAATCCTACAAAATAAGAAGCGGATTAAATTGCTTTCATCGAATTATATTTAAAATTTGCTGTTAAATTAAAAGTATTGTCAATTTGAATAGAAGGAATTTTTCTTGTGTGAATTTGTTTAAGTAGAAACTTAGAGTATAAATATTTATTTTGTGATTTTTAAAATCATAGTAATTTTTATATTTTATATCAAAGATGAAAAGTGATGCTAAGTTAAATTGTGAAATACCCCTGACTCATATTCGAGTCTAGCATAATATAATTTTGTTTTTTGAGGGTTTGCTAATAATTAATAATTATTAAGTTTAAGTTCGCAACTGTAAAATAAAATGAAAGAGCCCGACACAAGAAAAAACAGCTGGGG